TATTCATAATATTTGTTAAAAGAAAGGAAAAAAAATGTATTACGGTAAACATAAAAAAGATGGAAGTTGGGGGTTTTTCCTCGACACCAAATATTGCACAGACTTTGTTGAAATAACAAACGCTGAACATACTCGACTAATTTCCGAACAGGAAAAAGGCAAGCAGATTATCCGTGGGGATGACGGCTATCCGGCAGCGGTTGCCCCGGAAAGCCTGCTTACGGAAGAAGAAAAAAAAGAGCGTGCTGCCGAAAGTATAAGAAATAAACGGAACACGTTACTTGCGGAAACAGACAAATTCATGCTTACCGATATGTATGAGAATTTGACACCGCGCGAACAAAAAGAATTAAAAGACTACCGGCAGTATTTGCGTGACATTCCGCAAACGTCTGATTTCCCGGATGTAGAAGTAATGTCACTTGCTGATTACAAGCGGCTCTAATTTACGAATTTCGACGCGTGCTGCTTCGCGTTTGGCTAGGGTGTCGGCATATTCCGCGGTGGTTGCAGCACCCTCCGCCAACTTCATGCAGATATAATCGGTATCTTGCAAGAATTTTTTAAGTTCCATAGTCCTGATTTTTGCCCGGTGCTCTGGCGGCTCAACCGGCGCGCGGCCAATCGGGTAATAGTTTCCATCCCAAGCCTTTTCACATTTTATCAATGAGTAGCCGAGATTTTCCCACATCGGCGTCAATTCGGTTTCGGTTTCAACAACAGAAAGTCTATAGTTTTCATCTTCAATTTTAGCAATTCTCAACATTTTTTTACACCTTTGTCTTAAACACAAATAAAATTACTCTGCCGGTGGCGTCTGTGGTTTGCACGACATCGCCGCTGTCAACTAAATAAGTCACACAATAATAGTCTGTAGCGTAACCATTGCCTGACCCATAAATCATCTGAAAGTCATTAATTGTCACATAACCAGTTGCGTTGTTATGTGTACTTTCTATGAAAAGCAAACCCGGCGCGTCTACAGTAAAAACTGCGTTTACCGGCTTTGAAACACCCACCCAATTGGGATAGCCCGAAGCTTTGTTATTCATAATATTTGTTATGCGTGTGATTTCCGACGACACGGCTTTGCAGGTCGGATACTGGTCGTTGCTTTGCGTGATAGTCGTTGATTTATTGGACAGGCTTTCCAGATACTGCTTTAAATATTCCATTATCTGGTTGGCCGTGACACTGCCGGTTGCGCCGCCCGTCGAAGCCGCAAAAGCGTTGCTGTCTTCCACCTGGGGGAGACGCTCCAGCTCATTAATTGTTTTTATCTGGTCTATTGCCATTTTTTTAATTCTCCTGCTTCGGGTTTTCGTGTTTAAAAGTAAATTCAAGAAATGTTCCGGCATTTGTCATTTCTTGCAGAATATTAGCCAGCTGCCGGTTTGAAATCCGAGCCACCAGCGCAGCGAAACCCAGATACTCGCCAGCCTCGGTTGTGATATAAAACTGTTTTTGTTCGTCTACCCAAACAAAATATTCGACATATCGCGCAATGATGTCAATTTTTATATGCATAGGGTTGATTTCATCAATCGTTATTGTCGCGTTTGAACCAAAAATTGAATAAAGTATTTCGCAGTATGCGTTTATTGAACCAATTGTTTGCTCTGCTTCCAAAATTTTATAGTATGTCGCAATGAATAAATTTTTTTCCAGAATGTTATAAATTGGCACAAGCTGCTTTTCATACAGAGCTTTTCCAATGTAGCTGGTTTTGTAGACACCATTGTAATAAGCAAGTATGTCATCCATGGTAGGCTGCAACACCTGCAAAAAGGTCGTAAGAAACCTATTAGCGTTTTTATCGTTTTCTGTAAATTTCTGATATGGATAAACTGGATTACTCATCTACTATCTCGGTTGAAACGTTGCCTAAAACGATTTTTTGATTGTACAAACTTTTATAGACAGCGGCGGTAAAACTTCCCCCGCCGACTTGATAAGTTACTGATATATTTGATGCCCACGGCAAATCATCTTTGCAAAGATAAGCGTCAGGCTCAAAATCGAATCCCAGCCGATAGGCGGCTTTAAATTTTTCTTGATAAAGATTACTTACCACGTTTTCAATTGGGATAAAATCTTTTGAATTTCGGGAAACTGTCGCAACAATTTTAACAGTCATGTTTACTTCTGTTGGGATTTCGTACGCAATTTGAAAATTCTGACCGTTATTTCCTACGAAAATACCCGTTTCCGTTCCATTGAAAGCGCAACCGGCCGAAACACACTCACCAATCGTATTAATGATATTTTGCTTCAGCTCGTCATATCCCGCCGCTGATTTGTCGACATCGCAGGCAATAAAGCATTTCCCGCGGTCGTCGACGTTATTGATTGGCATGACCGAAGCGTCAACATTCCATTTATTTTTTATTTCGTTCATGATTCCATTTGGTGAACTTTTGGGGTAGGCGATGGTTTTATTTATATACGAAATGTAGTCTTGAACTTTTGCTGCAATTGAGCCGATACCATTTTCAACGCCCATAATTAGCTGCATGCCGGGATAATAAAGCTTATGTAGGTTTGTTCCAACAAAAGTTTCTGGCGTGTAGCTGGTTTTGTAATTAAAGTTCACGCTGTCCACTAAATCAGACAATATATCTTCTTCAGTTCGCGGGCTATATCCATTTTCAATATCGAAACTCATTGCGCAACCAACCCCTCAATTTTTTGTTCGGAAATTACGAAATTAAAAATACTTTCGAAAGTTTCCGCCTGCTCGGTTAAACTTGTGACGGTTATCCCATTATCCGTCATTTTTTGAATAGCATAGGCTTTAAACGTTTCTGTCTGGATAATTACGTCAGGGTCGATAAAACGTTTTAAATCTATCCCGAACGTTTGATTGTAGTATAGCGTACCCTCTTGCGTAGTCAAGAGATTTGCGCCTTTGTATACTATTGTGTCATTGAAATACGGCATGCCGTTATTGAAATCAACATCAATCATTTTATCATTGTCCTAAAAACAGAAAGTTGTGCCTGAACTACCTGAACCTCTGCCAGCGTTGCCGCGATACTGGCGTAGAATGTTTCGCTTACGATTTCGCCGCCTGCATTTGCCGGCAATATGCCAGTGGTTAACGTGGTTAACAAGCTGGTTATTTTCATGAGGGTATCGCTAACATACCCGGCTAGCTCTTTCATATCTGGTGATGTATTCGGGATATAGGCAGCGTTTTCCTTGTCAAAGACAACAACGCCGGTGCTTGCGCCGCCCTCGCCAATGACCTCTACGTTTGAAACGGGAAACCCGTCAACAACCACTTCCCCGGCCACACATTGCGCTGTCAATACTTCTGTCAAAATAACCCCCCAATTCCACTATCGTAATAAAATTTTTCAATTTTATACATGTTATGAACCATATCCCAAAAAGCCAAGAAGCCGCTAATTCTGCGCTGCTGTTTGTCGACAAAATACGCTTGCGGCAACTTATCAGTTGCGATAAAAAGTCCCTCGCCGTAATCAAGTAGCCCCCAAGTCGCCAACGATGACGAAATGACGCCAAGTTGGACATTATAAGTCAGCTGGTTTTTTTTAAATATTTCTTCTTTTGCCCCAGCGTAATTTTGTATCATCGGCAGCCCGCTGACAAAATGGTCTGCCCAAACATAATCAGGAAAGCTTGCCAGCGCTGGGAAAGTGTACGCTTCTCCCATTTTTTCAAGGTCGGTGTTTAGCCTTTCCCAGTTTTTCAGCTCTCCGACGCTATCCGGGTAGAAATAATAAAATCCATTTATACAATCAATCTTCATCCGGCAACTGTCCCCACCATACATTGCGGTCGTTATCGAACCAAATCACGTTATTTTTCATAACTCGCGGGTTTACGTCGTTTAATCCCGGAAAAATTAATTCTTTATTTATTAAAACGCCGTAGTCTATCCATTTGCAAATCATAAACGATAATTTGCCCAGATATTGCAAATCAACTTCGTAATATGCCTGTGGCACGCCGAGAGCGTCGAAGTCGTTTAAGTTTGCTACTTTGTAACCGTCAATCTTCATTTTCTACCCCAGCACATCAATCACGTTGTCGACTTTATCGAGAATTTCTCCGGCCAGCTGCTTTGACGGCACGGAACAAAACGACATTTCAACTTGATACATATTTGTGTTATCAACCGTTGTTTTTTTGAAGTTTCCCAGATAACCCTTAAGCATGAAACTGCTATCGTAATAAACAGTTATGTAATATGGCATACTTGTCGGGTCTTTCCCGTCAATTAATTCGTAGGCTTTGCCGGCCATACTCAAAAGGGTGGTCGCAACGGCGTTGTCTTTCAAAACTCTGAAAGATATGTCGATGCTCTGGATAACTTTTCTTTGGAATGTCAAGCCGCCAATCGTCTGCAATTCGATTTTTACGTTGTCGCTGGCATTATCAGACATGACACCGGTTGTTGCTTCGTCCAAGTAAATTGGAACAGGAACGGGCACGCCAAAGCCGGCCACCTCTAAGCCGGTTGAGAAATTGAATATAATTACTGGACTTTCGCCGCCAATCATTCGTATATACTCCCGGTTATCCTATTATATTCTTCTTCCGTTATCTTGCCTGCCCGAAGCTGCCTATCAGCAGCCGCCTGCGATTGCAGCTGGCCGAATATCTTTTGCAGCCAGCTCACAGACTTATTCACGCCGTTTGCGACATTCTGCTGAACAGTTAGCATAGCTTTGTTGACCTCGGCGGTTGTTTTGTAATTTTGCAAAAGCTCATTCGTGTAAGCGTCCTCAGCCATTCTATACCGCGCTTGTTCCGCGACAGCTCCGCCACGCAAAATCTGGCCGCGTGTTTGCAGGTTTGTATATTCCCTTTTTACCTCTTCAATCATCTGCTCGCGGCTGGCCGCAATTCCTCGTGTGATAGCCTCATTAAATTTATTATTGTCAATTCCGGCAAAAGCCTTTTGGCCTAAATCGGTCAAGTCAACGGCGAGAAGTTTATTGACGTCTTGCGCGCCGGCCTGTCCGAATACGGATTCAGACACGAGTTGTCGCGTCCGCGGGTCAGCTGCTTGAAGAGAAGAAAGCACTTGCAGAAACGTCTGCGCGTCTGCCGACTGCCCGCGGAACTGGTTGAGGGGTGTATTAAACCCCCGATTGGTCTTATTCAAAGTTTGCCTGAATGCAGAGAAAAGACTGTCAAAATCTTTTACGCCAGCAATTTGTGACAATCTGGACAGCCGCCAATATTCCGAGGGAAGTAGATTTTGCGCGGCCGCCTGCGATTGAATGTCTTTGTATTTTTCCAGAGTTTCATCAATGGCAGTGTTCATTTTATCGATGTCGTTTAGTACCGAATAAACGGCGCCGGCGACAAGTCCAGAAATCGACAGCCTTTTTAGGCCTTTTTTTAAGGCGCTGCCGAATTTGTTTGCAACACGAGTAAAGCGGCCGTTTAATTCAGCTTCCATTTGCTTTGCGTCTTGCTGGTCTAGCGTCGCTTTGACTTTTATGAGATATTCGCCTGCCATGTTGCCCCGTCCAAAAACGCTTTGTTTAAAACTTCCTCTAACGTAAAATCGCTTCTTGATTTTATTATATCACTGAAAGCCGCAGGTAAGTCAATAGAGTAGTTTTTTATTTTTTTCAGCTGTGCGTCTGTTAAAAAAAAACTTTGATTTTAACAATAGCCATGCACACATCAATAATAATTGCAAAAAGCTCTTCAATTTCCAGATTTGCAAGGTTTGATTTTCCGTAGGGTACCCCGTTTGGGTCTTTTGCGAATAAACACAATGCCAGTATTTCGCTTTCATCAATTCCCGCAAAATAGAGAGCCGTTTTTAACGTTTCTCGCTGTTCTTTCTCTTCCATCGCAGAAAATCTTTTTAGAAATTCCGTGTAAGTTTCCTTTGGCTGCCGAAATTCAGGCAGCATAAAGTACGAGAACAAGAGGGTCTGTAACGCTTTAAATGCGTACAAACCCTTTACACCTTTTATTTCCGACACATCAACCATTATTTCAAATTCGGTTTAAGATTAAACGTTTCGAACGTCAAGGTCACGTTGTAGGTTTCTTCTCCCTCAACAATGTCCTGCTGGCGCGGGAACTCCTGCAAAATACAGTCGTTTCCGATGTAGCTCTCGCCGGTCGCGCTATCGATACAATACACGGTCATCGGTGTTTCGTCTTCATACGCGTTTTGAAGAATGGTAAGCATTGCGCCGCTTAACCCTACCGTGTTAATAGCAATTTCGTCGGCCTGTTTGGAGTTTTCCATATAGACAAAGCCGACTTTGTTTTTGGAGTTGGCGCCTCTGGTTTTGTGTTTCCGGCCGTTTTTGGTTACGGTTACACTGTCAACATCTTCAAAATCATATTTGACATTGTTGATAATCACGCCATTTTCAGAATGCCATAACTGTATCATTTTTTAAGCTCCCTGTGTCAAAACCGCGTTCAGGCGCCAAGTTGCTTTTGGCAACGGCGCGGTAATATCAGCGTTCATTACAAAATCGCTGCTGCCAACCGATACTGTAACACTGATTTCGCCAATCTGTCCAGTTTCGGTATACTCATCGGCAATACCCTGTAAATAATCCTGCAATAGTGTCGCTTCGGCGGTGGTGTAGTCTGGTTTATTCAGGTTAAGCCAGGTAAGCGCCGCACCCTGCAATTTTACGACAATTTCTTCTGATACGTAGGGCGCATGGATAGCAACGGCTTTATTGTTCTGACCGCCGACACAGAAGAACGCCAGTCTATTGCCAAATTCTTTTGAAGTAAGAACAAAGTTTGCGCGCAACGTGAAAAGATCGTCGGCAGTTTCGTAGGAAGTAATATCATCAGAATTTTCCATACTGATGTACTGCTGGCTACTCCAAATAGTATTTGCGCTATTAAGCAGCGAACCAAATGCTTGATACATGTTTTTGCCCTCGCCGGCGGCTTTCTGATAGAAAAACGAATGATTTTCTATTTTATTCTGCGCCTCAACCAGCGCATCGTCATTCGAAGCACCACCAACTACGCCGCGGTAGCCCTCGGGAAGCTTCAAGCTTTTAAGCGCAGCGTCTTCAAATTTTGGATCAATTAATATTGTGAAAACTTCCAAATCTTCAAGCCCGGTAATGTCTGCAGCCGACAAGTTTAAGTCAGCCAGAGGCAGCGCGTAGAATGACGTCAAACCGCCAGTTTTTAACATCATCGGCGCAGTAACATCAGTAATTGCGGCCAAATCACTCTCCGTGTTAATCTTTACGACAGTTTTTGGAATTTCCGCCGATTTCTGCGGTACCACAACAAGCACATTATGCAGATATTCTGTGCTCGGCTCAGGGATTGGAGCAACTTTCGTTACTCTCATTACATAATTTAACAAAACGTCATCCATTGGTTAGCCTTTCAATAATTTTGTAAAAAAAGTTTTAATCGAAAATCCCTTTGTTTTCTTAGACGGGTCATAATCCATATTTACCCGATAAATAAAACCTATCTCTGTTTGATTAAAATAACTTTCCATGTCAGGATATTTTACATTTTCCTCTTTGTCAAACAGCAAAATGCGGTCTGCAATTTCTTTTAGTGTGGATGTCCGCGAAGCTTCCCATAATTTGTCTTTTAGAAATCCCGTTTTGTAGGCTGGGCTTACTCCCCACATTCCGAGGGTGCCGCGAACTCTGAAATGCTGTTGGCCGTGACGGATATTTTGCCAAACGTTAGAAACGTCAACATACAAAGCCCCTTGCTCCCAGCCGCTTTCAACGCTGGCAAAAAGAACTTTTTTAACGCCATAAATTTTGCGTAAATCAGCTTCTAACTGTTTTTTATACACGGCCGGTTAACCTCGCTTTTACATTTTTAAACAACTGTCCAGTTCGCATAAGAAGTTTGTTAAATCCCTTTTCTTTGGCCGTCTTCTGCGAGTTGCGGCCATAATCTCCGCGAAGAATTGGGTTTCTTACCACGGCTTGCATGGCGTTTTCAATACGACGCCGGTTGTCTTTTCCGTTCATGATGTCAACCATGAAGTTAATTACCCAAATTAAATCTTTGTTTCTCTTTAAAAGAAAAGGACGGCGTAACCATTTAAACAACTCGTCCATCTCCGCAGCCACCTTATTTAAAGTCCCATCTGGCTTGCTGCCATGTCTCAAAAGATTTAGGCCGGCGTATTGATACCACGACTTTGCATAAACTGGCTTTCCGTTTTTTGTACCGATTTTTCTCTTGAGAACCTCAAAATGCGGCTTATTCTGCAAAATTCCCACATCAAACTTAAATTTGTCAATTTCGCCGCTGATAAACTTGTCCAATCCTTTTCCCTCTATGACTTTTCGACTAGCTCTCATAGCGGGCACCCTAAAAATACATTGTTAGGAATTTTTTTCTTTAAATCCACATCTACCCCGTGAAATTTCGCATAATAATTCAGGCGTTCAACATCATTTCCCGCAGCGCCCCGTTTATTCAAGATTTCAGAAAGCGAGTTATATGCGTCAACCTCGGTGTCATGCGGCTTACACCACAAAATACGCTCTTCGGTCGGCGTGAGCAAAGAAAGATTTAATTCTGCTAAAATTGAATTTGCCCAATCAATAAGCTCGCTTTCCGTCATCTTAAAACTCCTACTTCGATTTCAAGCGGGTACCGGCAGCGGATTTGATAGTAATCGGCTGTTCAATGCCGGCGCCTTTTTCCTCAATGTCTACCATGGTAGAGCCGAGTTCAAAGTTACCCCAAAAATACTTGTCTTCCGGATTATAACCATTCTCCGACATAATCGGCAGGCGGGTATAGTTCAGGGTTACCAAATCCTGTGAAAAGACCTTAAAGCCCATTGAGTTTCCGGTCAAAACGATTTCGGGAATTACTACAAACGTAGCTTCCGGCCATTCATTTTCAATGATTTCGCGGATGGTCGCGCCGTTATAAGTAATTTTGTCAAGCAGACGAACCAGCTGACCGCCGTAGACGTAAACAAGTACGTTGGTCGAAGCCGTGTATTCGCGAACCTGCTGTTTCAGGCCAGAAATTACATCAACCACCTGATTAGCCAGTACCATGATGTCGGCCGTAGCGTCAAGCTCAACACTGTCATTGACAACGTTATTGACGTCATCAGTCGTCAGGATACCGTTGTTCAGCCCGTCTCCATAAAGGGTAATGGTGTCAAAAATCATGGAGTAACCACGAATAATTTTGGACACCAGTTCGGGAATGCGGTTGAAATTAAAGTTATAAACAGACTGCGTAATTTTCGCGCCTTTTACATACTTGTTAAAAACTTTCTGCGTTTCGTTGGCTTTAATTGCGGAAACTTCTGTCTGTCCCATCGTCAAATTTTGCGCGACGATGTTGTCACGTTCGACGTCCAGACGTTTAAAGATGACTTTAACGTCATTCGTCATATCGTGTTTAACCTGGCGGGCAATTGCCAGAGATATTGGAGAATAGGAAAGCTGCACAGCTCTCAAATATTCTTCGGTAGTCTTAAGCGACGTAATTACATCAGTAGCCATTGATTATCCTCCCGGAGCCGCTACAACTTCCAAAACGCCCATCGGGGTAGGCATATCAATACAAACTGCGTTGTAGAGATTTCCATCGGAAGCCATACATTTAACAACAGCCACATCTTTTGCAAATGTAGCGTTAATTTTTAAGAAGTTCTGCGTGTTTTTTTCGGTAAACACCCCTGTGTTGGGGTCGACATATACCGGAGCAAAAGCGGTCGGCGCTGCGTCTTCCGGACACTGAACGTAAATTTTACGTCCACTAACCACGACATCGCCAGCTGCCAAACCCTGCCGGCCAGCAATGCCGGTGGGGTTATGTCCACTAGTCAAGAGTTTCATGCCGTCGTTTGTCTCGTAAACAGCCAAGCCCTCAAGGACTTTTTCGGCGTATTTTCTTGAGACAATCTGGTCGGCGTTTCCCCTCTCATAGGGCGTAGCAAGAATTTTCGTCATTTTTTAACCTTTTCTGAAAATTTTCCCCTGTTCAAGGAACCTTTGTTCAAAGGCGCTATTCTCGGCCGCGCCATATCCGCCGTTATTCTGGAGTTGCTCAGCTTTGCGCGATAAAATTTTATATTCGGCGCCAACCTCAACAATACTCCAAAATCTTTTTGACTGCGCTTCTTTTTCACGTTCAGTAAAACTGTTGAAGCGCGCAACTTCCGCCTGAATGCTCTGCGGGAGTTTTTCAACATTTTCCTTATATTTAACAAAAGCCTCAATAATACCTTTTCTAATGGCATTAGCCTTTTCACTGGAATTTTTAAAGTTTCTTTCTTCGGCCGTCTTGATAATATTCTCGGTCTCATCCGGCAGAATGTTTTTGTTTTTGGAAACAAATTCGGAAATCGAAAGATTGAATTTAATAGCGTCTTCGATTTCCGCAGTTTCCTCTTTTTCTTTTTTTTCATTTTCAAGACGCTTGATGGCTTCGTCCGCTATGCTTTCCTTTTTTTCTTCTTTTTTACCAACAAGAGCCTCAAACTGTTCTTTTGTCAGCGTTACCGTTGCCGGCGTTTCCTGCTTATTATCTTCTTCGTTTTCCATGCTTCTTCTCTTTGACAATTTTAGTTAAAGTACTATTTACTTCTTTAGTCTTATCTTTTTTTATCAATTTTTCAAGCTTATTTTTTTGCTCGTCTGTTAAAAAGTCATTTTCAAGCGGATTTGCGCCAAGGAAATAAGCGCCACATTTACAGCCATAATCTTCATTTGGAAACTCGCCATCGCCAACCTTTCGAATTTCGCCATATAAAAGTTGATGCTGCGGTCGCGGCTCTTTTGAAGAAGACGGCAACCAGATATAATACTCTCCTTTGTGTTCATCTTTTAATCGCTGGCTTTCGGAATAGACGACAAGATTTTCAACACGCGATTTTAAAAGCTTTTCATTATTGACGGCTTTCTTTTCGGGGTTTTTGACCTCTTCATCCTCAAGTTTTTTTTCTTTTTCGCGATAAAACTTAATTGTTCTGGCGTAGCTATCTTTTAGCTCCTGTTCATCAAGTTCGGCAGCAGTTACCAGCGCACGCAGAAAAGTCCGCTTAATTGAGAATTTTTTTCCCAACAGCCTTTCTTTAAAAAATCCTGCGGGCAAAACCCTTTTCAGATATGCTGCCGGTAACCACAGATTTTCAGCCATTTTCGCCTAGTACATAATTAACAAATCTTTCCAGCTGCTCGTTTGAGACAGCTTCCGAGCTTTCCAAATACGGAATTACTTTAGCCAACTCCGCCGTTTTCCGGTAGTTTTCGGTTACAAATTCAAGGTTGATTTTATAAAGCCCATCACAGCACGGCTTAAAAATCGAATAGAAAAATACTTTGATACCGTTTTCGTCGGCAACTAATTCGGCTTCGCCCGTCGAGTTCATGCCGTTTCGAATAATTCCGGTAATAAAGCTGGTAGATACGCCAAGCTCGCCAGCAATAAGCTGACCGTAAAATTCAATCGCGTTTTCGATTGGGTCGGCGTCAACTTCGGGAAGTTTTAAATCATCGTCTTTCGAAATCAGAACAGCACGGCCGGCGAGAACGCTGTCAACAACTTCCTTGGCTTGGTCTTTCCATTCAGTATTGGAATTATTTGCTTGTGTTTCGCGGAGTTTGTCGGCCTTAAATTGAATGGCGCGGGATAATCCGAGCTGCGCATACGCTGAAAGTAAAGCTGAGTAAAGCAAATTCAGATATTCGGCAATTATCTTTGATTTGTAATAAAGTTCGAAGTTGACATAAATCCCTTTATCTGACTTTGTTTGTTTTTGGTAATCCTCATAAATCTCATTGAAAGCCTCGCCCAGCGCCTCTTTTGCGACATTAGTCGTGCGATCATACGAAATCGCCATTGTCCGGCGTTCCGCCATAGCAACCGACAAAAGCCGGATAACTCCGCGTGTGTTCAGCGGGTCTAAGGCTTCGTAATTATTCCAAAGCGTCCGAGCCATGTCATCCGGGAAGCCGCGGCTGCGGTTGTAACACTGCGTAAGTAGATTTTCATAAATACTGATTAGCTTAAAAATTATGAAATCCCTACGACATAATCCAAATGGGAAAACTTCCGGCAACCGAATAACGTCATTCATCGTCTGCTTACGATTTCCCCAGAAACTGAAAACTCCAGACATCAAAGGCCTCTCACATAACAAATTAAACTCGCGACGCTGTCCGGCGCGTCATCATGCTTTGAATTGTATTCGTAATTTTTTGTTTGTTCAACAAAAATTTTCTGTGCCTGCATTAATGCGGGCGGAAGCCCGGACAATCTTGACAGTTTCAAATCAGGAGAAAATGCCGCAGAGTTTAATATCTTAGTGTGCTTATTCATGGTCGTGTTAAAGCCGACGCACGGCATGCCGAGCTTGCGAAATTCATTTACTGGCAGCTCGCCAAGGCCGTTAGTTTCGATGACAGTGTGCGAAATATTGAGAATTTTGTTAATTTCCAACAATTCGGCCGTACAATCATACCACGCCTTTTCAAAACAAAATCCTGTTAAGACGAAATCACTTAAATTGCGCCCACCGCACACAACCGCCGTAAAGTCTCGGCCTTTGTGTGAGGGGTCAATCCAACATATTGTTTCTTTTGCAGCAAAATCCACTTCCTTAACCAGACTAAACGGCATTTTCAAGCTGTCCATAATATTGAGGAAATAAGACGCCTGTATAGAAAATTCATCAACACCGGCCAGCCGTTGCGCGTCTAGGTCGGGGTCTAATTCTGGAATAGTCCCATACGGCATCAGCCGAGTGTTTACGATTTCCCGCAAACTCTGATAAAGGTCTAGTTTGTGGACAGGCTGCCCGACAATCCCAACATTCATGGTTAATTTGCAGACTTCTTCGTAAGTTTTTTTGACCGTAAGCCGTTCGGCCTCACTATCATCTTTGGGCGTAATCGGGTCTTCCATAATTACTAAATCTGGATGACGGCCGCGTAAACCTGTACATTTTACGCCCAACCCCTCAAGATTTGAGTCTTTTCCGACACACCCCTCCGTCCTTAGAATAACTTCGCTTTTGTTTTTGAATTTTACTCCAGCGCGCAGTAATACTTCTCGCACTTCCTTAATGATAGCCTGTGCGCGGGACAGTTCTTTTGCAATCAACAGAACTTTAAAATTTGGATTATTCAAAATCGCTTCGGCGCAGCCCATAATCACAGCGTAGTCGGTTTTTCCGTAACCGCGAGAACCAAGCAGTAAATGCACACCCGGCGTTTTTATTAGATAATCTTTCATTTCGACTTGTGCCGGATATGGCCGCGGATAGCCGGCCAAATTGCACAAATCATAGAAATTTAGCACCTTTTGCAACTTCTCGCCAAAATCAAAACTTAAATCAAAATTAAAATCAAAATTCATTTTGTCTAAAATCCGATTATTAATAATCTTTTGTTTCGACTTTTCCCGGGATACTATACAAAATTTTCGTTAAATGTCGACAAAATTACCTTTTAAACAGCTCCGCAAATCCCTGAACCATTTCTTTTAATTCAAAAACCTCCATTTCCCCAAGCCGGCTATCCAGTTCGATTAGCGCGTCTTTAAATAGACGCTCAAAGAGCAGCCTGGTGTCGATTGCGCGCAAATCCTCATCTGCCTCGTTTATAATCTCCGCAACCATCCGGCCGGCAACTTCCTGTCTTTTCTTATCTTTCTTCGCTTGGCTTGTCTTTAAATTCTGGCTTGGCTTCGAGCGGCTCTGTTCATCTGCGATTTGTTTGCATAATTTGTTGACACAGGGCAGGGAAATTTTTAACAAGGCCGCAATCGTGCGCTGGTTGGTTATCCCTTGTTTTATTAGCGCGCGAACCTTGTTTAAATTTTTCTCTGTTCTTTTTTGCATTTTCAAACACTTACAGCGTTTTTTTTGTTAAACTTTTTAATATTTCTTATTATTGTTTTTTTTACGCATGGTGTCAATAAAAAATCCCTTGCGGGCTTAATACCTTATGGCGCTTTTTATTCGCTCGTCGTTCAACATCAAACAAATCATCAAGGTTTACTTTGCTTTTGCCAAGATAGTTATATGTGAGTTCCACATCTAAAAATAGCCAAGACTCCTCAAATTCTTTACCGTCTTTTTTAATGCACAAAGGGTGGAAATATCCCGACACTCCAATAACAATCATTTTTTGTCCGTTACACTCCCACACATCGCTGACTTCTGGTTTCTCTGCGCTCATTTTGTCGATTCCTCTTCT